CCACCATCAGTACCCTTAGCCAGTTTGTTACGAACATGATTCCTAGTGTGTTCGTACATCCTTGGTAGGTTGCCATACAGCTCATTCAGCTTAGGCTTGAAGGCTGGCACTTCCTTCTTGAGTTGTGACATCAACATCTTCAGCAATCTGGATTTGCGTGTTGATCGACTAAGCTCGCCTCGACCCTTCTCCTTCTTGATCTTATTGTGTACGACGTTGTAGCAGACATGAACGCCGTCATCATTTCTGACAGTCTCAACAAACGCCAAGCCGAACAACATGCCGTTCGGATAGATAAGCGACATGCTGTCGAACCTGTAGTTGTACGGATACACCCCATAGACGGCATGTAGCTCAGACACCAAGCGAGTAAGGTACTTTGACTCGCGTATAAATTTCTCAGCTTCAGGCTGTATGAATCGATAAATTGACATGATTAGTTCTCCTGTTTATCTGTGTGAATGACATACCCCCAGTTGCCTGACGGTATGGGTTTACCTGCTTCGATGGTTTCTATCTTGAACGCTTGCTCTTGCTCATAAATATCATCCAAGATATGTTTCCTAGCCAGTTCAAAGAATCTACTTCTGTTGTTATCAATCACCTCGTACAGACGGTGCGGACGATGCTTGAAAGTCCAAGGCACGCAGTTCATCTCGACTCTTCTCACGACGCGTGAATACATATCGTTGTTACCCAAGTTGTAGTTAATAGTTGAACTCAAGCCGAGGGTCATATCTTCAACAATGTTCTGAGCACTTGCGGCCATGAAGAACCCCCTTGCGGCCTTGAACTCATCTTCGTACTTTTTCCGTATCAACTTCGTGAGCTTTGTGTCAAGACGTTTTACGTTAACGTAATAGTTGCAAGACTCATGCAACCTCAGATCATTCAGATAAACACGTAGGCCAGGAAAGACTGGATGGACGACGCTACCGTTTTTCCCAAGCTGTGAATACTTGAACAATGGTCTGTTAGTAAGTACCGCCCCACCCCTACGTGAATTACTAAATAAACAAAACGACGGAAACAGACGATTGAGCATCACTTGATTACCGAAGTACGGCTTCAATCCAAACGTGAAGCTGTCGTCTGTATGCACGTAGCCAAGCACCTGTTCATTGAGCTTGATCGTGACCGTGCCCTTGTTCTCGACGTAGTAGCGGCGACGACCATAACGACGATGGCCCAGAGGAAACTCTTTGCCACCCGAACCAGCGTAGGGTTTGTTCGCCACTGTTACATGTTGTACGTCGGCTTGATAAAAATATTTTTTGATTACGGTATCAAAAGACGGGTTCACAAAGTCCGCGTGTGATTTACGCGGCATGACATCTACGTAGCTCATAGTTTCTCCTGTAAAAAAGACCGAGAGTTATTGACACCGAAATCTACTTATCCATAAAAACTTTCTTGCCTGTTGGTACGGTCAAGTGTTTGTTCTGTGTGATAACCCACAGCAATGGGGCTGTGTGAGTCCATCTGATGTTGGGTTCGACGTGACCATCGGTGAAGAGAATGACGCACTCGGCATTGATGTTCTCTTTAACTAGGTATTCACTGACGCATGAAACTCTAGTACCGCCGCCACCCTTGGGCTTGAGCATATGCTGAAGTCCTGCATAGTTTCCCTGAAACACTTGTTCGCCATGCGTTTCTGCATCCCACCAGATAACTCTGACTTTCTCTGGCTCGACCGTTTCGCAGATAGAGACCAGTTCTGTAGCGAACTCGTTCAGCTCCTTCCCACCTATAGACCCGCTCGTGTCGATGCCGACCACGATCTCACCGACAGTCTCACCCATTGCGACTGGGATATAGATGTCGTTTGCGACCATGCGACGGTTGTACCTACGCCAAGAATATTCTTGCTTACCTACGCAGATAGAGCTGACGAACTCGCGTAAGACTTCCCTCCAATCGATCTTGGCATCAAGCAAGTTGTCGATGTGTCGTGGTTTGTCCCCGCCAAGTATCCCTGCAAGGATGCCGCCTTGACGCAACGCACCATCGATCTTCTCGCCTAGCTCCTTGATCTCCTCTTCGCTCAACTTCTTGAAGTCATGCTCGTCCATTGTCTTTTTGTCGTTGCGGAGCATGTCATCGATGTCAGTTGGCTCGCGGTTGTTGTTGCCCTTGAGTTGGTCTTCATCGTCAGGTGAACCGCTATCTTGCCCACCCTCGTCACCTTGGCCGCCGCCTTGCTCCTTCTCTTGGTCTATCCTCTGCTGTTCTTTCTTCAGATAGTCATAGACTTGCGTGACACTCCAGTCACGGAACATAGGATTCCACAGCCAGCCTTCCCCGATCTGAATGTCTGGTGTGTTCCAACGTACGATGATGTCATTGACGACAAAGTCTGCGGCAAAGTTCGCAAGCCTTGCGTCCTCTTTGAAGATGTGCATGTAGTGGCTAAGGTGACGTAAGTACTTGTGACCAACCTCGTGCATGATCGTCGCACGGAGTAGTGGCTCATCGCATCTCTCAAGATACTTCTCACCATAGACCACGTTAACGCCATCGGTGTAGGCAGTGGATACCTTCTTGTCCACTCTCGACTCACCCATCACGATGATGCCTGAGAACAGCATAGTCTTCTCGTGTTTCATCAAGAAGATGTGGTTGCGCTTGAGCCTCTCGGCTTGAGATTCTTTCATAGCTTTCTCCTGATAAAGAGGGGGCAATGCCCCCGTGAATTACTAACCAAGCAAGTGATGGTTAGCGATAGACCACTTGGTCACTGTCTCGTTGTAGCGAGCCAGTCGTGCCAACTTCGAGCGAAGCAAGATCACAAACCACAGCGTCTGGATCTCGACTTGCTTGATGCGATTGACAAACATCTGAAACTTGTTGAGCTTGTCCTGCGAGTCGATGTGATCAAGAGCTTGGAAGATCATCAGCAAGAGCGGCGCAGTGTCGTTCTCGTCTGGCATCTTGATGCCCATCGGATCTTTGATGATGTTGTCAAACTTCTCAACCTTAGACTCCATCTGTACGAACGCAGACATATCACGGCCACCCCTCTCGCCAATCGTGCCGCACAAAAGCCCAAGCGTTACTGCTTCTGGCAGCTTCGCTCTGATGATGGCATCACATTTCTCTAGTGAACGCGGCGAGACAAAGGACATCGAAGGCTTGCTCGGATGAAATATGTATGGATTGTCCTGTTGATCTGGGTCGAGGTATGACTTCAGCATACGGGGGTAGACCGCTACCGTAGCCTTCACGATGGGGTGAATGTCTCTGTCCTGTGCCCATATCAACCACTCCTGCATACTCGGCTTCTGCATCTTGACGATGGTCAAGCGATTGGCCGTGTGCGCTGGCAACACATCTCCAACACCATCACTGGAGTTGTTCGACGTAGCGAGCACATACGATCCTGGTGTAAGCGGCCTGTCACCGACCGTCTTCTCCAAATACATTCTGGTATAGATCGGTTGCAAGAGTTTGGGAACCTTCAGCGCCTCGTCGATAAGCACAACCTTGGGACGTGGGTTGTCAAGGTTAAACAGACTCGACACGTAGTACTCCATCGACTTAGTCGTATGGTTGGGTATCGCTGCGGCCAAGTCCATCATCTCTTTGTTGGGGCCATCGATGTAGACGTAGTCGTACTTGTCATCCTCGAAATAGTCACCGACCTTGCGCCACTTGTCACCGAACATCTCAGCGAGGCCACGCAGTATGGAAGTCTTACCGCACCCAGGTTCGGACAAGACAAGGACAGTGTTGTGTTGGCCGATAGCGGCGATAGCTTCAGTGGTTTGGCTGATAGTAAGGGTTGGATAGGTTGTAATTGCAGACATGATATTTACCTGTGTGATTAATGTTTAATGGTTGAGTGAACTGCTGATTAAAACTTCATACCGAACTTCGACAGGATGTCATCCATGCCATCTTTAACTGTAGCCTTCACAGCCTCAGAGTCACGGATGTCTTCGGCGGTATAGTTCGCAAGCACCTGTCGAGCCTGCTTGCGTATCGCCTCGATCTTGGGATCTTCAATGATGTTAAATGTCGCCAAGGTATCAATCAGCTCCCTGGCCCCCTGTATCGTAGACTCGTACACCTTGGGCCTACGCTTACCCTCTTCTGGTTCCGAACAGGCATGAGCGATCCTCTCGATGTAGTCCAACAATTGTTCACACGATGCGGCCATGATCTCGTGGATCTGATCGTTCGCCTGTTGTGAATAATACTGATTCATATCCTCAATGATCTCTTGAGCCACAGCACAACGGAAGTCTGCAACAGGCACAGGTGCAATAAACAGCTTCATGCTGAAGCGATTCCGTACCTCCTGCTCAGACGGGTACAAAGTCTTGTCAAACATAGTCCCCTGACTGAAGGCCATCTGTGCAACGATTGAGGGATAGTGTGCGACAAAGTCATCCACAAGTGTGGCATGTTCAGTCTCAAGCTCACGGTACTCGGCCTTGGTCTTTTCAAGGCGAGCCATTGGCAACAGTCGCTGACTGCCCGCCCAGTCGTAGCTCAAACGCTTGAGCCAGTTGTAGACTGACTGACGGTGCATGAGAATCTTTTTGTGACGGGGATCACCAGCAAGCAGGTTCTGGATGAACTTGCCCGCCTCACGGTCAGCGTTCTTTGCTGACGTAATCTCATCAGAGACAGAGCGATCTTGTCTTGTCGCTGACCAGACTTTCACCTCCACGTTAATGAGTAATGAGGCAGTCGCCAAAGAGATTAGATAATCGGGTTTCTTAAACATGATAACTATTCCTTACTGTGTTAAATGATATTAAGACCAATGAGTAGAACTAAACAGACTGTAATAAAAAACATACCCCAACCAACTAGAACTTCACGCACTCGTTACCTCCTTTTCATCTACAAATTTTACTTCAATATCTCCGTAAGCACTGTGAGAATTTGTAAGATACTCATCTATCATTTTATCCTCAGCAGAGTTCTTATCATATGCCTCTACTTCTACGTGCATTTGATACGTGACTGTTACTACTCCTGTGTACTTTCTCACTCCCACGGTTCTCTCCTTTCTTGGTAATGTGCATTGAGCACCATTTGAATATCAAAACTGTTGCCGTACATGTCCATCTTGTGTTTGATTGCATACTCAAGGGCTTCCTTCTCGGTGTCGAAGAACCCAAACACATGTGTCGGGCTATGCGGGAAGAAGTTCAGGATGACCCACTTCCCAGTTTCCTCGTTGTTTTCCATTTCATCTCCTTGATGGTGCGGTCAGTGCAAGTTTGGTCAGCTCGTTGCGAATCTTGTACTCGTCGTCGTAGGTGAACCCCTCAAGCTCATGCCAATACACGCGGTACTCGTCAGCTCTGTCGTAGCAGTGCATGATGCTGTACTGGTCAAGCTCGCAACGCAGTGCGTAACAGACACCTCGGTCGGCATCCACCATGTAGACAACCTCGGGGGTTATCTGCTTTGCGGCAATGCGTTGACCGTGCTCGGTGTAGCTGCGCCCACTGTTGAATTTGATTGTGTTCCCGCTAATCTTCATTTCATCCTCCAGTTAAATGTTATTTAACAAGGCCACCCTTGTTGTTGAGGCCAGCAAGCAGGTCTTTGCTCGTGATGAGCATGTAGTTGGATTTGTGCATGGGGGCAACGCACCAGAGCTTCCGTGCTTCGATGCTGTTGAGTTCGCGGCAGTCCCAGCAGAAACCGTTGTGGGTGTCGATGGGGTCGAGCAGATCGTGGCCGCAGTCGCGGCAGTGCATGTAACGGATCATAGTGTTTACCTGATAAGAGTTTGTGGGTGGATTCACGTGGGCGTGAATCGCTAACTACGCGACAACAACTACTGCGGTACTACATTATTATTATACCACAATTATGTTCTAACACAAGGCTTATAACTAAGTTTTTTCAGTAGAGGATTTGGGGCAAATAGCGTTCCGTACGTTCCGCGAAAAAATGGGGGGGTCAGAACGTTGGAACGTTGACGTGCGAGTTTGTAAGTTATTGATTTAATTAAATAAAAAAGAGTATATTTATAATATATATAGTAGTAGAGGGCCGCGTTCCATGTTTTTTAGGGGTAGTTCCCTTTTTGGTGTTTTTTGGACGCGGACGGGTTTTGCAATTGCCGAGGACGTTCCGATGCCTGACTTCAACGGCCAACCCCCCTCATACCTCAAAAACCTGGAACGTTGGAACGTAGCCTCGTAAGTCCTTGATTCTAAAGGGTGAGTAGCGTTCTGCGTTATAAAATTCACGCGAACGTGAATCGCTAATTAGCGGAACGTAACCCCGAAAAACATGAATTTAAAATGAAATCTGAGATAGCGACGCTCACACAGCGCGCCCACAGAAAAATAACTGGCTTCAAAAGGGTTGACAAAGCAAAAAAAAAGTGCTACCCTGCGTGCAGGGTAGCACCGAAAGATTACTTGACTGACCAATACGCGGCGATTCTACGCTTGGTCAATTCAACATTTGCTGATGGGTCATTGCCACGGGCATCAGCGTTACGGACACGTTCAAGCATGGTGTCCATTGCTTTCTTTTCGAACTCGGCGAAGGCTAAAGCCTGAACTCGTTCAGCCTTTATGCCAGCCCTTTCTTTCCAAATCTTCTTAGCCTTACTGATCAGATCGCCGAGGCGATTACTGACATAAGCATTTGTGTCGGTTTTCAAACCTTGGATTAGTTGATACCTGACCTTGTCCGAGGTTTTCATCTCATTTAACATTTGCTGGGTTACAGCGAACGCCACGTTAACGTTTAACGCGAACTTTTCAACGTTCAACTTTTCTATTTCCTTGGCAGACTTTTCAACATAGTTGCCATCAACAATGGCGAACAACCTTTCAGGCTTGATCGCTTCGCCGTAATGCAGTACATAGCCTTCGCTGAGTTGATCGCGCTGTTCTTTTGTGAACTGATCGCCACGGGAAAGGTCAGGGTTGCCAAGGGTCGGGATTGAGGCCATCGCATACCTTGCAACATCTTCAAGGTTGCTGTTGATTTTGGCCTGTTGATACCCTGCGTCACGCAATGATTTGATGTTCATAGTGTCATCCTAGAAAAAATCGGCCACGGGATTGTGTCCGATGAAATACTTATACCCTTGTCCGATGATGTTGTACAGCATTTCACGGTGGCGTTAACCGCTAATTAGCGGCACGCTCGCACAGCACGCGCACAGAAAAATAACTGGCATCAATGGGCACAAAAAAAGAGTAGCAAGGCTTTCGCCTTGCTACTCTAGTCTTACTCTACGTTATTAGAGTATTTCTCGATGGTATCCCAAATGCGGAACATGCTAGATTTAATCTTGGTGGTATCAAGAATTAATTTAACCCGATAATCAGGCCTTAGTCTGTTATCGCTAACAATAGCGTACTGATAATCGGTATCAATCTTATCCATAATGTCGCGAAGATCATTCTGAATTAGTTCCAAGTAAAGCTTGGCTATATCTCTGTTATCCATAGTGTTTCCTTTGTTGTGGCGAACCCGCAAGGGTTCGCCGTTGGTTTAGTTAGTTGCTTTGAAAGCCGCTATTTTTCGCTTGATCAACTCGACATCCGCCGTCGAGTCGTTGCCCCTAGCGTCAGCGTTGCGTACCCGCGTTAGGATGTCGTCTAATGTTTCATCTAACCAGACGCCGAACACTTTCGCTTGCACTCGCTCTTTCTTGACGCCTAGCTGAGCTCGTCGGATCTCTTTCGCCTTACGTATCAAGTCGCCGATACGGTTACTAGCGTAAGCGTTGAAGTCGGTTCGCATCTGCTGCACTAACTGATACCAAGTCTTATCGTTAGTCTTGATGTCATTCATCGCGGCTTGCGTTATTGCAAAAGCGATATGGACATCTAGCTTACGCTTTTCGCCTTCATGCTCATCGAATTCGCCTTCGAACACTTCGACTAGGTTACAGTCGGCGACTTTGAAGTAGCGTGGTGGTTTAACCGACTCATTGAAATAGACCATGTAACCAGAGCGTAGCTCTTCGCGTTGCTCTTTGTTCATCTGGTCTTCGCGGCTTGCGTCAAGATCGCCGAGAGTTGGGATGCGAGCCATTGCGAACTGTGCAATGTCACGGATGCGCGACTCGGTCTTGCCTTGTTGATAACCAACGTCGCTGAGAGATTGCAATTTTAAGTCTTGCTCGACTTTCACTGGCTTAGCCATAGTGTTTCCCCTTGGGATAATGTCGGAACCCGCCGACTCGGTACTAATACTTATACGCTTGCGCTATGACATTGTCTAGGATCTCACGGCAGCGTGAACCCTTAATTAGCGACGCGCACACACAGCACGCGCACGGACACATAACTGGCATCAAAGATGATGGGCCAAAAAAAGAGCAGGGGCCGAAGCCCCTGCTTGGTTATGCTAGCGTTGCTCTGCTAGCGACTAGCCGACCGAACCGCGTCGTGATCCTCACGATGTGGGGGCCGAAATCCCTGCCATAACAGCGCATCCACTCAAGCGCGTCGGCTTGAGTCCAAGCACGATGTACGATCTTGTTGTCATTCTCAAGATCGATAACCTCTACTCGGTAGGGTTTAGCGGCGGCGCGGAATGCTTGCTTGAGCAAGCTAGTGACTTTGACCATGATGGCCTCCTGTCATGTCAGACTCCCTCTGACTTGGGTTATGGGTAGCTTCCCATGACTTTACTTATACCAACCCCGACGGCCTTTGTCACGTATCCCACGGTAACCCCACCCGCCCCCCACCCCCTGGATTGGCCGCCTCGCTCGCACACCCCTACACCCCATAATTTGCACAAACGATTTATAATTTTTCAAATATAGAAACACCCCCCTTGTCTTTTAGGTTCCATACGCTTACATTACGAACCTATGCCAACATATATGTTAGACATAGAACCCAATATTCCCCTGCCCGCCAACGCAGCAGAAGCCTTACCCCCCATGACTCCAAAAGAAGAATTGGAAGTCAGGGCGAGAACTATAAAACTTATATCAGATCTCCAAGGCAAACCCATACACCCCACCGAGCAAGATAAAGATCAAGCTCGCGCATTAGCTAAGAAAATGGTTGAAGACCCCAGAGGACATATTCAATTTAGTAACTACAAGAATGAAACTCTTGCGTATTTAGCTGGGATGGTGTCCCAATACGATCAAATGATTGTTAAGGATCTAGCTGATCTAAAGGTATTCGTCGTTAATAAACTTGTTGAGCAAACTGAATCTGGAAATGCCAAGGATGTTATTGCTGCATTGAAAGCATTAGGCGAAGTTGACGGCGTGGATGCCTTCAAACGCAGGTCAGAAGTGACGGTGCAGGTCAAACCCATCGATCAGGTGGAGAAAGATCTGTTGGCTAAGCTGGAAAAACTTGAGCGACTCACCAAATACGCCGATGCTCAAGACATAATTGATGTCGAACCAACTCAAACTAACACCTCAGAAGATAGCGGCCCTTAGAAAACTATTGCCTCATGCATCTCCAGACGAAAAACGGGAGATTTTGCGGGATTTAGAGTTCTGGGAGTCCAAGCAAGCCCAATCGCTAGGGCAAAAGAAGCTATTAGCCTTCGCAGACCACGTATACCCAGGCTATAAAGTAGGCCCACACCATAAAAGGCTGGCTAAAATCTTTGAAGATATAGCCAACGGGGTCAAAAAGCGGGTAGTTGTGAACATTGCACCCCGCCACGGCAAGTCAGAACTCATTTCTTACCTAGCTCCAGCTTGGTTTTTAGGTAAGTATCCACATAAAAAGATCATTATGGCTTCCCATACGGCTGATTTAGCCGTAAATTTCGGCAGAAGAGTCCGAAATTTGGTGGCAAGTGACCCGTATAAGCAAATTTTCCCGCAGATCGAGTTACAACAAGACTCAAAATCAGCTTCTAGATGGGGTACTAACTTTAATGGCGAATATTTTGCTATTGGTGTTGGGGGTGCTCTTGCTGGTAGGGGGGCTGACCTTTTTATTATTGACGATCCTCATTCCGAGCAAGAGGCTAAACAAGGAAGAGCAGACGTTTTTCTTCCCGCTTGGGAGTGGTTCCAGTCTGGTCCTATTCAGCGTCTTATGCCTGGTGGCGCTATTATTATTGTGATGACTAGATGGTCGAAACTTGATCTAACCGGTCAGGTTATTAACCATATGTCTAAGAATGAGGATGCAGAACAGTGGGAGATCGTTGAATTCCCTGCCATTTTGCCAAGTGGCAACACACTTTGGCCTGAATTTTGGTCCGTAGAAGAATTAAATGCCAAGAAAGCCTCACTTGACCCCCGGTACTGGCAAGCCCAGTATATGCAGGACCCAACGGCTGAAGAAGGCGCGTTAATTAAGCGTGAATGGTGGCAGATTTGGGAGAAAGATGATCCTCCCAAGTGTGAATACATCATTATGTCTCTGGATGCAGCACAAGAAACTAATAATAGGGCTGACTACAACGCTTTGACTATATGGGGTGTGTTCTTAAACGAAGAAGTCAACAACTACAACATCATATTACTTAATGCTATTAAGAAGCGGATGGAGTACCCCGAGTTAAAGAAGATGGTGTTTGAAGAATACAAAGAATGGCAACCGGATACTTTTATTGTTGAGAAGAAGTCCAACGGGTCTGCGCTTTACCAAGAAATCCGACGCATGGGCGTTCCTGTACAAGAGTTCACGCCAAGCAAAGGACAGGATAAGATTGCTAGGGTCAATTCGGTAACCGATTTATTTTCATCTGGGATTGTCTGGGCGCCCGATAAACGATGGGCCAAGGAAGTTATTGAAGAATGCAACGACTTTCCCAGTGGTTCAAACGATGACTTAGTTGACTCTACGACCCAGGCTTTGATGCGTTTTCGTAACGGTGGATTTATTAGACTGCCGTCTGATGAGCCTGAAGAACCAGCAATGTTTAGGCGTAAAAACCAATACGCCTACTATTAAGGATAGATCATGGCTACAAGCTTTTTTGACAAAGCACTAAATCAAGCACCCCTTGGGTTGCAGAACGAGAATCTGGTCATGGAGCCAGACATCGAGATTGAGATTGAAGATCCTGAGTCTGTTGCTATTGGCTTGGGCGGGTTAGAGATTGTGATCGGTAAGGAAGATGAGGAGGATGGGTTCAACGACAACCTTGCCGAGAAGATGGATGCCAAGGAGTTAGCCACCCTTGCTGAAGATCTGTGTAGTGATTTTGAAGATGACATTTCATCCCGCAAGGACTGGATGCAGACCTACGTCGATGGGCTAGATCTGTTAGGGCTTAAGGTTGAGGATCGCACAGAGCCTTGGCCGGGGGCTTGTGGTGTGTACCACCCCTTGCTGACAGAAGCTGTAGTGAAGTTTCAGGCCGAGACCATCATGGAGACATTTCCAGCGCAAGGTCCGGTGCGTACCAAGATTATTGGTGAAGAAACTAAAGAGAAGAAAGAGTCTGCTATGCGTGTGCAGGCAGATATGAACCACCAGCTCACTGATGTGATGATCGAGTACAGACCTGAGCACGAGAAGATGCTGTGGGGACTGGGGTTGGCGGGTAATGCGTTTAAGAAAATCTACTTTGACCCAGGGCTTGATAGACAGACGGCGATGTATGTCTCCGCTGATGATCTTGTGGTGCCATACGGTGCTGCGAATATTGAGACAGCCGAGCGTGTTACGCACGTCATGCGTAAGACTAAAAACGAGCTGGAGCGGTTAATGGACAGTGGGTTCTACGTTGACGTAGAGCTTGAAGATCCTAGCGATTCGCTTGATGAAGTAGAGAAAAAGATTGCAGAAAAGATGGGGTTCAGGGCAACAACCGATAACCGGTACAAGTTGCTTGAGATGCACGTCACCTTAGATCTCCCAGGCTTTCCTGACAAAGATGAAGATGGCAAAGAGACTGGACTGGCTGTTCCGTACGTCATTACGATTGAGAAATCAAACAGTAAGATCTTAGCGATTAGACGTAATTGGAACCCAGACGATGAGTTAAAGAAGAAGCGTCAGCACTTTGTCCACTACCCCTATATCCCAGGCTTTGGCTTTTATGCTTTCGGGCTTATCCACTTGATTGGTGGGTTTGCTAAATCGGGAACGTCGATTCTCCGTCAGCTTGTTGATGCAGGCTCACTTGCCAATCTCCCAGGTGGATTTAAAACCAAGGGGATGCGGACTAAGGGTGATGACACGCCGTTTGCTCCGGCTGAATGGCGCGATGTGGACATAGCCTCGGGTGCTCTCAAAGACAACATCATGCCGCTTCCGTACAAGGAGCCGTCGCAGGTGTTGGCTGCACTCATGGACAAGATCATCGACGAGGGTCGCAGGTTCGCCTCTGCTGCTGATCTTAAAGTCTCTGATATGTCGGCTCAGTCTCCGGTTGGGACAACGCTAGCGATACTAGAACGCACACTGAAGGTGATGTCGGCTGTTCAGGCGCGGATTCACTATTCGATGAAGCAGGAGTTCCGGCTCTTAAAGACCATCATTGCTGATTACACACCTGAGACTTACGACTACGAGCCGGTGGACGGTCGCCCCAGAGCTAAGAAATCAGACTACGACAACGTCGATGTGATCCCGGTCAGTGATCCGAACGCAGCGACAATGAGCCAGAAGGTGGTGCAGTACCAAGCGGTTATGCAGTTGGCTCAAACAGCCCCCCAGTTATATGACTTACCCTATCTTCATAGGCAGATGTTAGAGGTGCTTGGTATCAAAAACGCCGAGAAGCTCGTGCCGATGGAAGATGATATGAAACCGACCGACCCAGTATCTGAGAACATGGACATGTTCCAAGGCAAACCGGTCAAGGCGTTTATCTATCAAGATCAC